AAACGGAAACTTGTTATAAGCAAGCAATTAATTGTTGTGAGAATCATCAGCTAGCTTCGATCTATCAGCAGCCATCAGAGCAGCCCCAATAATATTACCAATAGTAGTACATAGTATTGGAAATAAACTCTACTTAATTGGCGCTTTTGATATCCAGAAGTAAAACATATCCGCAATACAGTGATTAGTTTTACTTACAACGAATACAACTACTGGTAACATAACAGCAAGTGGATGTTTTGTGGCTTTCCAACCATCAACAGCAAGCTATACACACATTCCGCATAATATACCCATTACGATATTCGCTATCCAATGATTAGATAAGCGCATATTAGCGATTGCGGTTGCTGATTCAACTATTGATTCTCTTATAGGTGAGAATAATACTAATACTACTATAAGCGCAATACCCTCTATGTTACCAAGATAAGCGCCAATAAGATGTAATGGTTTATATTCACCAATAACTGTTGCTCCAACTTTACCTGTGAAAAGGTCATATTTTAAGGCACAAATCATAAGTAAAGCAAAGGAAAAAATAACAGCACCTGGTAATCCACCAACAGAAAGATTAGCAAATGCACCAAGCCCAATAATAATACCAGCATAAATAGCGTGAAGATAATTCATAAACTACTCCTTTCAGATATTATAATTATATCAAAAAAATTTTAAACAGTCAAGGAGATAAACCAATGGGAATAAAGTTCTTATCATCTATTCTTGCACTAATGACCAAAGAAGAGGCGCAGGAAATAATGGATGAATTTCATAAGTTAGTAGAAATGGCTGATAATGGAGAGTTTGCGGCTACCAGCTCAACCCGATCGGAATGACCTGGTTCGCGCACTTTAAAGGAGAAAATAAAATGTTATTCGCAGAGCTAGCAAGGTCTATGAGCTATCATAATAGAACCGTTAATAATAAAAAACGATTTGATATGGTAATAAATGTTATTGATAATTTAATTCATTGTGCTATTGAGAATGGAAAAACTTATACTCGTATTAATCTTGATTATATTCAAGACATAAATATATCCGCACTTCAAGATTATCTTAAAAATTTTGGCTATACTACATCTTTCGACAAAGAAAAGAAATATGGACCACAATATATGACAATTACTTGGTGAGAAAAAATGACAAGAGAAAGTTATGATGTTTATGTGAATAACTATCTGGATGCTGACGACCTGTCTCTGACAGAAGCTCTGGACTATGCTAAAAATGTATTTCAAAAATACGCTAATAATGGAAGTTCCGTAGATGTAAAAATTACCCTTGTTTGGAGAGCCTATGTTCCAAAAGCAGCAGAATGGAAATGGGAAGAAGATAATTAATAAAGTCAGAAGCAGTGGAACGCACAGACGCATAGTTGATTTTATAAAAATAATATGATATAATATATATAGAAAAATGAAAGGACAATTAAATAATGAAAAACATCTTGAAACACAAAGTTGTTGAGCAGAAACCCATTCGAGACGCGTATGGACGAATGACAGGAGAAACACAGGAGGTTGTCAAGTATGAATGGTCGTTGGCGCGCATCATCGCACTTGCCGCGGTCGCCGTCGTGGCACTGATTCTTCTTATCTCGTGTATCACAACTGTGCCGACCGGTTATACCGGCATTCTTACGACATTTGGTAGAGTTGAGGACCGCACGATGGGCGCTGGCGTTCATGTAATTGCCCCCTGGCAGCGCATCGTAAAGCTGGATAATCGAACTCAGAAAGTAACGATTACTACCGAGGCATTTAGTTCTGATATTCAGGAAGTTGACCTTACTATGAGCGTTAACTACTGTATTGACCAGACTACCGCACAAAACTTGTATAAGACTGTCGGTAAAGAGTATTACAGTATTATTCTTGAACCGAGTATTCTGAATAATACGAAGGTCGCATTTGCGAAGTATACAGCTGAGAACCTGCTTGCTCATCGTGATGAACTGACCAAACAGATTGCTGAAAAACTCGCAGAAGATGCTTCTATGTATGGTATTACTATTGTCAATCTTAATATTGAAAACGTAGACTTTACTGATGCCTTTACTAATGCCGTTGAGGCTAAGCAGGTTGCTGCGCAGAATAAGTTGACTGCTGAAACCCAGCAGGCAGAAGACTATGGAGCAGGAGCAGATTGCCAAGCGCCGTATTATTGATGCTAATGCCGCAGCCGAGGAAGCGAAGATTCAGGCCGAGGCAGACTTGGAAGTAACCAAAATCCAGGCCGATGCGGCGGAATATGCTGGTTTGAAAGAAGCGGCTAAAAACAAGGCTATTTCTGAATGGCTTACACCAGATCTTCTGTCATACTACTACATTCAGGAATGGGATGGCAAGCTACCCCAGTATATGCTTGGTGCGAACACCGACACCACAATGATGTTACCTATCGGTGAATAAATATTAAAGTCTCCTGCTAGTGGCAGGGGACTTTTTTTGATTTTTATAAAAAAATTTGGTATAATATATATAGAAAAATAAGAAAGATTTGAATAAAATGAAAATTAATGATTTTATGATTGATGAAATGGCCTATGTCATTTATAAATTTTATGAGGACGAAGGCGATAATCCTAATGATGGACCTAGCTTAACGGCGCAAGAATGTGCGCGTCGTATAGCAATTATCGCAAAATATGGATTAGGAGACTGTATACCCATAGATGAGTTTTGTGATGAGGTAAATGCCGGTGGTTTTACTAGCTATGATGGGGATGGCGTTGTTGTAGATAAATTCGGTAATGAACTTTGTGGCGTATGGGAGGGTAAAACCATTCCAGAAGAAGCAGCTTATGTAATGTGGTTTAATAAGTGAGGTCATATGGAAATTTTAAATATAACCACCGTTGAAGCAGGATGGAGTATTGCGGCCTGTATCACAGGTGGTATACTTGCATTTATGGGTATTGTTTTACTGATATTGATGTTTAGAGCTTGGCATGTATTGAATAAGGCTGATATTTTCTGGTGTATTTTTAGTCTTATATTCGCAGGAGGTCTAAGTATTTATTTATTCAGATTGGGCCACATACCTGTTGCTTATAATAAATATGATGTTATATTTACTCAGCCAATAGATATAAATGAATTTGATGCTAAATATACTATTACAGGTAAGGATGGTAATATTTGGCATATTGAGGATAAGCATTAATGGAAATTATTAACATGACTTTTGTAGAAGCCGGTGTCCCAACATTCTATTTAGTTATGGCAATCGTGCTTTGGGTTTGCGCCTTGGGTGGTTTGATAGGAGCTATTATTTGTTTGGTAGAAGGCGAATGGGCTTGGGAATTTGTTTTCGCATTTATTTGCGGAGTAATTCTTGGCTTTGGTTGTTTCTTCGTGAATCGTGTAAAAGAACCTTATTACAAATATGATGTAGTTTTTACCGATGAAGAAATAAATATGAAAGAATTTGTGGAGAAATATAATATTACCGGTCATAATGGTAATATCTATCATATTGAAGATAAGCATTAAATGCGGTTTTCCAGCTCATTCCGCTCGGTATGAGCTGGTTCGCGCATTTCTCTATTTGATTTTTTTAAAATAATATGATAAAATATATATAGAAAAGATAATAAAAGGAGAAAAATTATGATGATTAAGATTTGGGTTGATGATGTTCGTAAGGCTCCGAAGGATTATGATATCTGGATGAAGAGTGTAACTGATACTATCCACTTCTTGAAGCATTGTCATAATAGGCACGACCTGTTCCTAGACTTGGATCACGATGCTGGTGATTATGCCAAGCTGGGTGGTGATTATTACAAGATTCTGGATTGGTGTGAAGCTCATGATTATACTCCTGTTGTTAAATTCCATAGTATGAATCCGGTGGGAGTTGAAAAAATGCGACAAATCGCGCAACGCAATCATTGGTTGGAGATTAAGTAAATGAGCGAATATGTGGATTTTTTTGTTCGCCATGGTGATGACTTTATTCCCCTTGGTGATTTTGGCCGTAATTCTATTGTCTATCTTACGATGAAGGATTGCATTAACATTCCTTGGGAAAAAATTATTCCGCTTACATCGGATGATTTACAAGCGGCACAAACTCGTGCGCATAAACATAACACTGATGCTCTTGATTATATAAACACCCTTAAAGGACGTATTGAAGAAATAAAAGGTTTTAATAATTCTGTAGAAGAAAAGTTAGAACAAATAGAAGTATATAGGGGTGACATTGCGGAATGGCATCAAGACGCCGAAGAAGCTCGTTATGCAGAAAATTATTTTTATTTTCTTGCCGACTTGATTGAGTCTGCTCACAATATTGATGCTGATAAGTATATTTATGCTGGTATTGAAATTGGACGGCCAACAGTAGAAGATATTTATGGAGAACAGGAATGACGGACTATGAAAAGCTGATTAAAGCATTACGGTGCAAGCGTGACGATTGCGAGGGATGCGACATTGCTTTCTTCGATAAAGATGAAGGGTGGATGTGCCGATATGCCGCAAAGGATGATGATGCCGCCGATGCGATCGAGGAGCTGCTAGCCGAGGTGGATGAATTAAAGCAACACCACACGAACCTACTCAACATGAAGGAAATGACAAAGGAAGAAGAGAACGAGATACTGGAATACATACGAACCATTCCTATTGGGCCGCTTGAACCGATGCTAATTGAACAATTGCCGAAGTATGGCAAGTGGATATGGGACAATAAGAGATGCATATACGTTTGTTCCGTGTGTGGATCGCCAAAGGTGAGAGAGAACATGGATAGACAGATCATAAAGGAACAGGCATATTGCTACTCTTGCGGGGCGAAGATGGAGATGCTGGAATGAGTGAAATAGTAGTGCAGATGGAAATTCCGGAGAATTGCCTTAAATGCCCTTTGCGAAATCAATGCAAAATATTTTGCGATTGGTTTGGCAGATTTGGTACATCGGCGACTAGAAAGCCTTATCCGAAACCGTTTGATAAGGGATGCCATATACTCACCATTCTCCCCAACGAGCATGGGCGGATTGTGGATGCAGATGAATTTTTAAAAAGAGCGATTGGAACAAAATGCTTTGACGAAGACGATTCGCGGATGCTTACAGAACTTGTTGGAGAATCTATCACCATCATTCCAGCAGAAAAGAGAGAAACATGAATTGAGGATATTATTAAATGACACAGCCTGAAAAAGATGAATATATAAGACTTATCCGAAAATTGCGCGACGCAGCTGATGCGCGCACTGGCCCATTTAAACGGCCTAACCCAAATAAAGAACTATTAGAGGATGCTTATGATGCTATTTGTACTTATGTAAGCACTATTGGATATCTAGAAAAACAGCTAGAAAAAGAGTATTCTTATAAAGGATATCCTATTAGCGCTCTGGCTACATTAGCTAACTTTTGTGAATTACAAGGAGTGCATCCAGAAGATGTAAAGCATTTTATTTATATCGCAGATTTTGCGATGGAAATCGGCTATAAGGCTGGTGTTCGTAAATTTGAAGAAGAAGTAGAGAAATTTAAGAAACAGCTTACTAATGCTTTATATGCCGCTCCCACTCCTAAAACACCAGAAATTGAAGAGGTCAAAGACTGACCTCTTTTTTCTTTAATTGATTTTTTTAAAATTATATGGTATAATATTTATAGAAAAAAATAAAAGAGGAAAATATATTATGCCGGTGAATGATGACCTTGGGACTAGAATGAAAGAATTTTATGAGAACCGCTCTAAAATTTATTTAGTGCGGCGTATGCCAGTAGCTATTCGCGTAGATGGTAGAGCGTTTCACACCTTCACCAAGTATCTTAAACGCCCCTTTGATAATGTCTTAATGCGATCTATGAAAGATACTATGAAATATCTATGTGAGAATATTCAAGGGTGTGTGCTAGGTTATACCCAATCTGATGAAATTACTCTTATTCTAGTAGATTATGCTAAGCTCGATTCTGATGCTTGGTTTGATTATAGCATCCAAAAACTATGTAGTCTAGCTGCGTCTATGGCTACTTTAGAATTTAATCGCCAATTTGTTAAGCATACTAATAAAGAAATTTGGTGGTATTCAACTGGTTTAGTACCTCAATCTCTTGAATATCAAGTGGCGATGGAAAAATACTATAATGCTCTACGCGAATGTATCAAGCGTGGGGCAATGTTTGATGCTCGCTGTTTTAATATCCCAGTAGAAGAAGTAACTAATCTGATTTACTGGCGGCAGCTTGATGCGACCCGTAACTCCATTCAGATGGTAGCGCAAGCTAACTTTTCGCATAAAGAACTTCAAAATCTGAATACTTCAAAATTACAAGATAAATTAATGCTGGAACGCGGTATTAACTGGAGCGAGGATTTTACAGCAACACAGAAGCGGGGCTGTTGCTGTATCAAAGACGAAGATAATAAGTGGTTTATTGATGATAATATTCCTATTTTTAAAGGAGAAGGCCGAGATTATATTGAAAAATTAATTGAGGTGCCTAAATGATTGATAAAATTCTAAATGGAAAATATGGAGATATATTTCCCATAAGGGATGAAACAAAAATTGAAGCGTATTATAGAGAGTATTGCAAATTAATTCATCCAGATAAAAATAAAGACCCAAGAGCAACAGAAGCTTTTATGCGGTTGGGCCAGCTTAAAGAATCTGCGATTCAAGCTTTACATACGGGTGAATGGGAAGAACAAAATACTATACGCTTTGAACATATAAGTAAAAAACGAACACTTTTTATACAATATCTTTATCATCATACCACTGATGTATGTGATTATTATGTGACAGAGGAACATATAATTTATACATTTCATATTAAGAGAAAGAAGTATTATGATAATTTTATACATTGGTTAAAGTATCCGTATAAATATGCTAATCCAGAAATGCGGTCGCGTTTTGAGCCAATGTTGCCACATTCAAAGGCAGAGCTATTTGAAACAGTAGATAAATATATTATTAATGTTCCAAAAGCTACTAATATATATCCATTACGGGCTGTCATTGATAATGTATGGAATGGTAAAGTGCCCGATCGCCATTGGGCTTGGATTACCAGCCGTTTAATGGAATTAGTAAACTTTTTACATTATAATGATATTGTATTAAATGGTTTTGATCTTGATGCTCTCTTTGTTTCATTAGATAATCATCAGCTTTATTTATATGGCGGTTGGTGGTTTGCTACTAAAACCGATGAAAAATTAATTGGCACAACCAGTAAAATTTGGGCTAATATGCCTCCTCGGGCAAAAGCGAGTCATATTGGTGACCCTATTACTGATATAGAAAGTATTAAATTAATGGGGCGCACATATTGTGATACCCCGCCTGATGCTCTCACTTATTTTTTCCAGTCTGGTTCTGGCGATTCATATAATGAGTGGGAAAAATGGGAAAAAGCCATACAAAAAGCATATGGCGAAAGAAAATTTATAAAAATTACAGCTACTAAAGAAGAAATATATAATAAGGAGTAAAAAATATGGGTGGCGGAAGTTGGACTACTAAAGATTGGGCAACATATACTACTTCTCGTGGATACACAGATAAGAGTACTGCTAGTGATATGTATACAGCATATCATATGAAAGATGAATTTAATCCTTTGAAAATTACTGTAAGAGAAAGCTGCGATAGCGCAGAGCATCCAAACTCTACGCCTATTGTTTTGTGTCTTGATGTAACAGGTTCTATGGGGTCAGTGCTGGAAACAGTAAGTAAACGTCTTGGTGATACTATGACCGAGATTTATGAACGTAATCCTGTGAATGATCCGCAAATCGCTTTTATGGCTATTGGAGATACTTATTATGATAATAGCCCATTTCAGGTAACGCAGTTTGAATCTGATATTCGTATTGCTGAACAGCTTAATCAGATTTATTTTGAACGCGGTGGCGGTGGTAATGACGGCGAATCTTATCTTCAAGCTTGGTATTTTGCTTCTCGGCGTTGTAAAACTGATGCTTGGGATAAACATAATAAGAAAGGTTTCTTATTTACTGTTGGCGATGAATGTTGCCTCCATACTTTGTCTAAAGAACATATCAAAGAATTTCTTGGAGATGATGTAGAAGCAGACCTTACTCGTGAAGAGTTACTTACCGAGGTATCGCGCAAGTGGGAAGTTTATCATTTGATTGTAAAGCCTGTGTATTACCAGGACCCCGAAAAAGATTGGTATAAGTTACTTGGCGATAATAGTCTGTATGTTGAAAATATTGATAAGATTCCTGAAATTATTGTCTCTATTCTCGAACTTCATAATGGTAAGTCCGTTGATGACATTGTAGCTAGTTGGGATGGTTCTACTGGTATGGTAGTGCGTAAAGCGCTCAATGGTCTTTCTACAGTAGAAAATAATCCTGATGGACTAATTGATTTCTAATTATAAAGGAAGAGATTTAGTTCTCTTCCTTTATTTTTTTAAAAAAATATGTTATAATTATATATAAGGAAATAAAAAAGGAGCAACCTATGAAAGAGTTTTATGCTGTAATTGGCGCTAATTTTGGTGATGAAGGAAAAGGAGAAATTACCAATTATTTAAGTGCTCCAAAAACGTTGAATGTTCTTCATAATGGCGGAGCTCAACGAGCTCATACCGTAGATTATGTAAAACAGCATCACGTATTTCGGCATTTTGGCGCTGGCACAATGGTAAAAGCAGATACTTATATTGCTGATACTTTCATAGTTAATCCTATTATATTTCACCAAGAGTATTCTGCTATCCAACAGTGGTATCCTAAAGTATATATTAATAAAAATTGTATTTTTACAACTTTTTATGATATGCTAATTAATCAAGCTCGTGAAATTAATCGTGGTAGTAATAAACATGGTTCTTGTGGTTTAGGAATATATGAAACTCTATGCCGCGCCCAAACCGGTATTATTAAAATTAAAGAAAAAACTATTCGACCTTATGGTATTACGGTAAGTGAATTTAATAGTTTATCTGCATTAAGTAAAATTAATTTTATGCGGTCATTGCGCGAATTATATACAATGCATCGTATTAATCAAATTAAATTGCCTACTATGCCTGCGCCACTAGAACGAGCATTATATTCTGATATAGCAATCGCTAATTTTATTGACGATTTTAACTTTATGATAGAACACGTTGAGCTTGTTGATGAAATGCCTTTGAATTATGATCGCATTATTTTTGAAAATGGACAAGGGCTTTTGTTAGACCAAGATAATGAAGAATACTTCCCGCATTTAACGCCGAGTCATACTGGACTAGATAACCCTTTGAATATTATGAAATCTTTGGGAACGGCTAATCCATTAAAGGTAGTATATGTATCACGAACGTTTTTAACGCGGCACGGGGCAGGTCGTTTAGATAATGAATGTAGTAAAAATGATATTAATTCAAATATTATAGATACTACTAATGTTCCTAATCCCTTTCAAGATAATTTACGATATGCTCCTTTGGATATGCCAGCAATGCGCGACCGTCTATTAAATTATTCGGCCCAAATGAGTTATAAATATAAAATAATGATTAATACTGAAATCGCATTGACATATTGTGATATGATAAAGCCAACGATTGATGTAGATTATTATAGTTTTGGACCAGGTGATATTAGTAAAGCTGCTTTTGCCAAGAAATATATTAATAATTTAATAATGGAGAAATACCATGAAGAAATTAATTCAAATTAAAGCGAGTAATAATATGGAAGCGATGGCCGGCGTAGGTCAGCATTGGCTAGAAGCACAAGAGTATTTCAAACTTTCGCAACTAGTGGGTGTGTTTCTACAGGGAAGCCAGAATTATGGGTTAGAAATTCCTGGTTCAGATATTGATACTAAGCTAATTGTTGTACCTTCCTTTAAAGATATTGCTCTAAATAAGAAACCTGTAAGCACAACTCACGTGCGTGCTAATAATGAGCATATTGATTTTAAAGATGTGCGGCTATATATGGAAACTTTTAGGAAGCAAAATCTAAATTTTTTAGAGATTCTATTTACTTCTTATAGTATTTTAAACAAAGCTTATAGTAAAGAATGGTATCGACTTGTCGCAGCACGAGAAGCTATCGCGCATATGAATCCCTGGCGCGCTGTAAAATCTATGAAAGGCGTTGCTCTTGAAAAATATCACGCTATGGAACACGAGTATCCTAGCAAGGTAGATGTGCTAGCTCAATATGGTTACGACCCTAAACAACTTCACCATCTTTTACGAATTCAAGATTATCTGAAACGCTACATTGATGGCGTCCCGTATTCTATATGCTTGCGGCCGACCAATCCTGAATATTTAAAAGAAGTTAAACAAGGGTTATATACCCTAGAAGAAGCTCGTGAAATCGCAGACAAGAGTATTGCCACAATTGTAGATGATGCAGATAAATTCTGCGAATACTATGAAGATAAAGAAGATGCCAAAGTGCGAGAACTATTAGAAGATGTCCAATATGAGATTATGAAGATTGCAGTACAGAAGGAGCTAGAAAAATGAAGTGGTATATTTCTGGTGACACTCATGGAAATTTTACTAGGTTTACTAATCTAGCTGAATATGATACCGATGAACGCGTTGCTATCATCGTTCTTGGTGATTGTGCCGTAAATTGGACTCTTGACCCTGAGCGTGATGCTGGTTTAAAACGTCAACTTGCTAAAAAGTTTTCTAACTTTGAGTGGTTTCTTCTTCGTGGTAATCATGATGCTCGTCCAGAAGATGTGCAAGGTATGGAAAAAATATGGAATGATGAAATACAAGGTCCTGTATGGCAAGAAACTAAATATCCTAATATTCATTATTTTGTAGACGGCTGTGATTATTATATTAATAAATATCATGTACTAACTATTGGTGGAGCATATTCTGTAGATAAAAATTACCGTCTTGCTCATGGTGGTATTTGGCATGCTAATGAGCAATTAACTACAGAAGAACAGTGGATAATTAAACTTGCTACTTGTGGTAGAAATTTTGATTTTGTGCTTACCCATACTGCTCCTATCTCTTGGGAACCATCTGATTTATTTTTATCTATGATAGACCAAAGCTCTGTGGATAAAACCACTGAATTGTGGTTGGACGAAATAAGAAAATCTATCACCTATAAAATTTGGCTTTTTGGACATTATCATCAAGACAGATTAGAGCGTCCAGGAGTGCAATTAATGTATCGGTCTATTGAAACTTTGGATGATATTTGGGCACGTTGGAATAATTCAGATGGGCCGGAATGGTGGTTACCAAAATCTCCTATGTACTACGCGGCTAATGATTAATACAAGGAGCAACTAATATGGTTGCTCCTTATTTGATTTTTTATAAAATATTTGTTATAATATATTATAAGAATAAGAAAAGAGGGAAAAATATGATTAATTGGTATGTAAAACGTCCTATCCCTGTTAAAGCGCTACAATGGACCGGTATGAACGTCCAAGAGTGTAAAGATTTTGTAGGCGAAGACCTTGATGTGCAATATCCTACCTTGGATGATTCGGTAGTACTATTGGTGCTGAATACTCGGGAAGGGAAGATGCAGGTACCTTATGGAGCATATATTATTCAGGGTGTCGAGGGCGAGTTTTATGCTTGTAAAGAGAGCATCTTTTATAAAACTTATGAACAGGTAAATCATAAATAAGGAGTAAATTGTTATGTTAAATCAAGCTGGTGAGCGTGAACTTGCATATGTAGTAATTATTGATGAAATTATGCCCATTGATGGATATGATCGTGTTGAGCTTGCGCGCGTCGGTGGCTGGCATGTGATTGTTCAGAAGGGGCAGTTTAAAGTTGGTGACCCAGCAATTTACTTTGAGGTAGATAGCAAGGTTCCTTCTGACCGCGAGTGCTTTGCCTTCCTTGCGAAGCGCAAGTATAAAATTAAGACCATTAAGATGTGCGGTGTGGTGTCGCAGGGTCTTCTTATGCACGCTGAAGACTTCGGTTGGAAGAATGCAATTGATGCGGATGGTCATCCTCTTATTTACGATGCAAATGATAATTCTCGTTTTTGGTATGCTGATGGCGAAGACCGTTTTCTTACCAAAGAATTGGGTGTAACTCATATTGAAGATGAGGAAAACAAGCCTGCTCCAAAAGTAGATAAGTATAAGGTAATGACACAGCGTCGGCCCGAAGTGTTCAAGCAAGATTGGGCACGCTGGATGATGCGACGCGATTGGGGTCGTAAGGTTATGTTTGCGGTGTTTGGCGGTAAAAAGAAGAAGTCTGAAACCGCATTTCCTACTAAGTTCCCATATATCAAGAAGACTGACCAAGAGCGTTGTGAGAATATGCCCTGGGTGCTTAAAGATAAAACTCCTTATATCGTCACTCAAAAGTGTGATGGTTCTTCTGCCACCTATATCGTTGCGCGTACTCATAACCTATTCAAGCCTTTTGAATTTTATGTGTGTTCGCGTAATGTGCGGATGTTAGATGAAAAGCAGCAGTGCTTCTATGATGATAATGTATATTGGGAAATGGCAAAGAAGTATAATATTGAGGAGAAGCTAAAGAATTATCTAAAGAATAATCCTCATCTTACTTATGTTTGCTGGCAGGGTGAAATCTGCGGTCCTAGCATCCAGAAGAATCCGCATCATCTTAAGGAAAACCATCTTTTCTGCTTCCATATGATTGACAGTAAGACTGGCAAGTATGATATGCGAGCAGCAGAACGGATTTGGATTAGCTATGGTATGGAAATCGTGCCTATTGTAGATACGAACTATCGTATGCCTGATGATTTTGAAGAGTTTAAGCAGAGCGCGGATGGCTTTTATAGCACCGAAGTAACTGAACGAACTCCAAATTGTCCTCGTGAAGGTTATGTCTATTATAAGACCACTGACCCTAACTTTAGCTTTAAGAATGTAAGTAGAGAATATCTATTGGGGCATTAAAATATGAGAGTAGTTTTATTATGTATTGCTTGTTTCCTCCTCGGAGGTTTAGTTGGAATGTTCGTGACAGCATTAGCTGCTGCGGCAGACCATAGTGAGAAGTGCGCAGAATGTCATTATCGACATAAGGATTAAACTATGAGTAAGATATAGACTATGGAAAATGGTGAAATTATAACTGCTCCTGGTGATTTCCAGGAGTGTTTAGATGGGTTGGCTCTTAATTATCGTCTGGCTATACAGCAACGAGAATATTATCGTAATGAGCTAGAACGAGTGCGCGACGAGAAGTGGCGTGATAAAGAGCTACAAAAACTGGCGTGCGAGAATGAAAATCTTCGTAATGAGCTAGCACATAGTTTCTCTATTTCAGAACAGGATAATCAGCTTATTCAGAATTGGATAATAAACCACAATACTCATTCTTTAAAGGGAGGAGTAAGTGGTGGCACTTTTTCCTATATTTTTACTCCTACAAGTATAGGCACATTCGGCACTATTAGGTGTAATCTCTGTGGGAAGGAATATACATTCAGTGATTGTTAAAGGTTGTTTATTTTATGATAATGGAAATATCCATACACCAATACCAGCTGAAATTGCTACAAATTATTCAGAGTTTGCTGCTCTATTAGATGATTTAAATTACCTTATAGAAAAAGGCAAAACAGAGTCAGGCCCTACTTTAAGCGGTTATTTACTATATGAAGTGAGCGCATAATCCGAGCGGCGGAACTAGTTAAACCTAGTTGCGCCGTTCTTTTTTTGATTTTTTAAAAAAATTATGATATAATATTTATAGAAAATGAAGAGAAGAGGAACACAAAATGCTTTTTGAGAAATTGTCTGATCGTGAAAAGAGTATGATTGAGAATTATATCTTTCATTATGGCACGAGCCCCGATCACGATGACCCTAGTGTAGATACTCGGGCTTCTCTGAGTCATATTCTGCAATATTGGGATAGCGCTAAGGAGAATTTGTATCATTTGCTTGGCGACAATCTGATGATTTCCAAGCATCTTGAGTTTGATACTGACATTACTCGTATTACCCGTAATTTAGAGGAAATGTCTGAATCTCGTAAAATGATTCACGGTATTACCTATGAAAAAATGTTTCATAGGTTTTACAAATGGATTCATCGTGTCAGCTATAAGCATTGGTGTTATACGCGTGATATGTATAATGCTCACGAAGGTGAAGAGCTTTATACCGCTCGTCGCATTGTTAGTATTGATGACGACTGGTTTTATTTTGAAGACCTCGCTAGAAATACTTATGATGGCGAAAATGTTTTGTTAATGTTGCCTGATAATGATAAGCCTTATCAGGTAAAGAGTGGTATGCGTTTGACTCGTCTTATTGAGCGTCTGCGTAAAGCCTATGGCGATGATGAATGGACCGAAGAGGATATGGCAAGGTTGAACGACCTTATTGCTATTGCTCGGACTTCTTCTAATAGCTCATTTGACCTGTATTTGTCTATTCATCCTTTGGACTATATGACTATGAGCGATAATGATATGCGCTGGAATAGTTGTATGGCCTGGAAAGACCATACTGGCGATTACCGTCAGGGAACCGTAGAGTGTATGAATTCACCTACGGTGGTTGTAGCTTACATTCGTGAAAAGAATGATATGAACCTTGGTTTTTCCATTGATAATCAACCTGCGACTTGGACTAATAAATCTTGGCGGCAGTTGTTTTTGGTTACACCGGAAACTATTGTTGCTGTCAAGGGGTATCCTTATCAGTATGATAAGGCAGTAGATGCCGTATTGACTTGGCTGAAAGACTTAGCTAAGATCAACTGGGGAGTAGAATATTCTTTTGATGGCACTATTAGTGAAGATGGCGGCGCCCTGTTTGACCAGCATCATAATGAAGTTATCTTTAATGATAAGATGATATATATTACTGCGCGCTGGGGCTATATGTATGATGATATTGGTACTTTAAGAGAGCATCGTGTATTAGCCAACCTTGCTGAAATGGTGACGGTAGCTAAGCAGATGGATTATTACACCGACTATTATCAGTATTATATTGCGGCATCTGGTGTTAGTGAATGTATGTGGTGCGGTAATGAAATCACCGATGATGATGGTGATGGCGATGATGGCCCGCAGAATTTGGTTTATTGCACTCAGTGTTCCAGTAATGAGTGCCGCACTCGCTGTGATTGTTGCGGTGAGTATGTGGATGAAGTCACCTGGGTTGATGGGCTGGATGCTTATCTTTGTGATGATTGCTATGATAATGAAATTTTCCAGGATGATATTAATGGTGAGTGGGACTGGAATGAAAATATGAAGAGGATTTATCTTGCTGTTGGAGTAGATAAATCTAATAATGCTTATAAGGTATTGTCAGACCCTATTTATGTAAGTACGCGTAGCTCTTATGATAGTTATGATTTGAAGCGCATTTTTACACATCCTAATAATATTAAAACCTGCGTGGCGCCCATCTCTAATTTGCGTCGTAATCGTTGGGAAAGCATTAGTACTACTATGCAAAATATCGTGTTCCCTAATGATTTGACATCACAAGGATTAGATATGTTTTTGTGCCATAGCTCTTATATGACTATTAGCGATGCTGTTGAGGATATGAATGCGGTCCCGTTGGATGATGACTATATCAACTCGCTAAATCGTAGCAAATCAGATAGAAAAGATATCTCTATTGGATTAGATACTAATGATCTGACGCACTATTTTGAGGATTAAACCATTTGATTTTTTTAAAAAATTTTAGTATAATATATATGTAAGATAAAGAAAGAAACAAAATCCTAACAAAAAAAATTAAGAAAGAGGTAAAAAACAATGACCCGCAAGGAAATCTTTACTGCTCTGCTGGATGGCACTCTGGACCACGACACTCTCGTTGAGTTCTGCACTAAGGAACTCGCATCTCTCGACCACAAGGCTGATAAGGCCAAGGAACGCGCGGCTGCTAAGCGTGAGGCTGGCGACGAGCTTCAGACCGTTGTTCAGGCTGCTCTGACTGCTGACTTCGCTTCCCGCGAAGATATTACTGCCAAGGTTCAGGAGACCGTGGCTGATGCTACCGTCGGTAAGGTCGGTTATCGGCTGACTCAGCTGATTAAGGCTGGTATTGCTCAGAAGGCTGAGGCTACTGCCGATGATGCCGAGGGCAAGAAGAAGAGAATCACTGTCTACGCTCTGGCGTAAGATAGTTTGGAATCGCGCGAACCAGGTCAAGCCAATCGGAATTTCTACTTTTGCCGAGCGGACTGACCTGGTTCGCGCATTTCTCCCACTACATATTGACACTTTCAAAAATTTATGTTATACTTATAATATAAAGAGGTGTGAATATGATTTATTGTTTATCAGGAAGCCAAAACAAGGAATATCTTCTCAAAGCTGATGAGGTAAATATTCCTTATTCAAAACTTCATTATGTATCTGAACTCCTTCATTTGCGTGAAGGCTAGGTTCGTGTTGTCATTACGCTAGACCAACAGCAAATAGATTGGAATGAGCTATCTATAGCTTACAAGGCTTGCCCTGCTTGTCAAGTTGCTATTATTTCCCCATCCCAAATTATTGAATGTCAGCGTTATGGAATTACCAAGTATTTCTTTGCTTTTCCTATTCGTGATTTCTATACACTAAACTACTACCTTACATTAGGTATTTGCGCTGCCCGAATCGCCCCACCTTTAACCCATCACTTAAAAGATTTAGAACATTACGAAATCGAACTTCGTGTGTATGTTAATTCTTCTGGTGCCATTAACCCTGATGACCCTGATAGTAATGGACTTGTTGGAGGCTGGTTCCGTCCAGAAGATATGAATAGTGAGTTTTTTACTAATGCGATACAAGTAGTTGAATTTGATTCTAACAATATTACCCAAGAACAAGCCCTGTGGCGTATATATACCCAAGGAGAATGGCCTGGGGAGCTATCTTACATCGTTCCTTCTATCCACGATGATAAGATTCTAAACCGAGCTTTACCACCTAACTTTGGAGAACGCCGTGCTAATTGCGGGCAACGATGCCAGCAAGGTAGGCCGTGTAAATTCTGCTATTTAATAGCCGATTTTGCCAAGATTGAAACGATGCGAAAAGTCAAGGATTTAATGGATAAATCAAATGGTGAGTGAGAACTCCCATTTGATTTTTTTTATTTTATATGATATAATAATTATATAAAGTATAGGAGAAATAAAAAATGGTCCCAGTTTATGGAATCTTGCGTAAAACTCAAGCAGAACTACATAAATATGTAGTATCACGGCTGGAAGAAATGTACCCCGAAGCAGTTATAAATGAACCATCATTTATATTCGCGCAAGGGGACATTCCTATTCTCTTAGTCGCGCATATGGATACAGTATTTCCTGATGCTACTCGTAAAGAAATGGAAATCTATTATGATCAACGGCATAAGGTAATGTGGTCACCAGATGGTCTTGGCACTGATGACCGTGCCGGAGTCATTTTGCTTCTTAAAATTTTAGAAGCTGGGTATCATCCGCATGTGCTATTTACTCACGATGAAGAAATTGGTGGGCTTGGAGCAATAGATTTTGTATTTTCTCATAAGCGGCCGAATGTAGATATTCGATATATGATTGAGCTAGACCGCATGGGATTTGATGATTGCGTTTTTTATTCTTGTGATAATCAGGAATTCTCAGATTATATTTCTTCTTTTGGTTTTGCTCCATCATTTGGCACATTCTCTGATATTTCTATTTTAATGCCATATATGGGTGTAGCTGGTGTAAATCTATCAGTAGGTTATTTAGATGAACATACAGAAGGCGAACATTGGCATGTTGATTGGGCAAATGAAACTTATTATAAAGTAGTTGCAATGCTATCAGCACCACCAGAACAAAAGTTTAAATATATCGCAACACAGAAAGGTTATGAAGGATGGAACAAGACGATTACATCAGTAGTATCTCAGCAATACTTGCCCACGCAGTCCAGCACGAAGTAAAAAAAGAAGTTATCCAAGAATACTTGGATAACTGGGAAATTAATAAAATTAAATGGCGCAGACGATTTGATAATAGCACCATTTATACTTATCCTGAACCTATTTATATTGAAATGAGTGATGATGATAAAAGAACTCGCATTGAGCAATTTGTGCGCGAGGTTCGTAGTTATCATTATAATTACACTTATTCTTTTAAAGAGTTTCAGAATTTTATGACAGCACAAGATATTAGTGCTATTGAAAATCTTGTTGTAGCAGAATATTCTTGTCCAGATGGGACTAAAATTCCCGCTGGGATGAAATTATTGCGAGCTTTTAAGTATTTTTTCCAAGAGAAAGAAGAACTTAATAAGGTGCAAGATTTAATGAATGTTCTTATTAGCCAAGCTAAATTTACTGGCTATCTTCATATCTCGGTAGATCCGCTGGATTATTTATCGGTAAGTGAAAATAATTACGGCTGGCGGTCTTGCCACGCGCTAGATGGCGACTATGCGGCTGGTAATTTAGAGTATATGATGGATAAGCATACTTTGGTTTGCTATATAGATGATAACACGCAAGTTCAGCTTCATAATTTTCCTGAAGGTATTAAATGGAATAATAAAAAGTGGCGTATGTTACTCTTTTCATCAGAAGATGGATGTACTGTATTTGCTGGCCGGCAATATCCATTTAATATTGATACTATCTGGGATAAGTTGCGAACTTGTTTTATGAAATTTTTCCCATTAAATATCTATATATCTAAATGGTCTAATTACTATTTGCCGCAGCCTTTAACAATTACACAGGAAGATATACAACTTATAGTCAGACATCATCATTTATATGATGAAGATAATGCTAGTATATATCCATTAGAGATGCTATATCACGATACATCATCAACAACACATACATTCTTTGATGATATTTTATATAGTAGTTGTTATACAGAACCGTATTATCTTTTAGGACGTTCTATACATGGACCACATGGCGCATATCAGCGTGCGCAGATCTCAACAGGCCTTGGGTTCGTAACTTGTCCTATTTGCGGGAAGCATGACTTATATCGCGGTGAAGGTTGGGATTGTGAAAGCTGTGAATCTTTGAAGCCGTACACTTGTGAATGCTGTGGGCGTAGTCATTTCACAGAAAACGAAGGAGCTTGGCTTATTAGCGAAGAATGGTGGTGTAATGACTGTATAGCTGATAGTGCTGTTACTTGCGCTAAGTGCGGTGAGCTATGTCGTGTAGAAGATGCTATATTGAATGAAGAAACTGGGGAGTATGTCTGCCCTAATTGCTATGAGGAGGAAGAATAATGGCAGTAAAAGGTGCGGTCGCAAAGACCGTTGTAATTGATAAAATTAAGGAAGCATTTGGCGCAGATTTTGTCGGCGTATCAGATGGTAAAGTTTATGTATGGGCGATGGATGGCGCTGAAAAAGTTCAGATTGCTATTGGCCTAACTTGCCCAAAAACTCCGCTTGGAGCCGCACAGGATGTCGGCATGGATTTTAATAACATCACTACTCAAGTAGATACATTTGAGCCAGCTAAGATGGATGAGAAAGAACTGGATAATGTGAGAAAATTAATTGCGGAATTTGGGCTATAATTTGATTTTTTAAAAATTATATGATATAATATTTATAGAAAATAAGAGAAGGAGTAAAAAATGGTTGCTAAAAGTTTCCAGAAATACGAGATTGTTGGCGAACCTTATGAGAGAAGCAATCGTTCTTATGTTAAGGTAAAAACGAATACTGGAAGCTTGCGCGAAGTGCGTTGGTATACTGAAGCTGAATATAAGCGGATGTATCCTAATGATACCTCTATTAGCAACCACTCCAATGACCCATTTTACAAAAACCAGAAGGATACTCTTGGTTTTGAGAATGGGTATATCACCATTTTTAAAGGTGATACTTATGATTATAAAGACTGGTTTAAAGAGCATGGCGCTCGTTATACCAAGTTTTGGGGTTGGAGTTTTGGTTCTTTTGCCCCTGTGCCTGATGTTTTACCGGCTAATCTTACCCCTATCCGTCTTGATTGGGCATTGGTTGGCGATGGCGATACATTGAAATCAGAAGATGCAATTAAGGAAGCCATTGAGGAATTGCTCTATGAGGAGAGTCCGTCAGAATATGTTGGTCAAATTGGTGAAAAAATTGAAAAAATCCTGGTAGTAAAATCTGCAATTCCTCTTAATGGTTTTTATGGCCAGTCTATAATGCATATTATGACTGATACTGATCAGAATGTATATGTATGGACTACTACTGCTAAAGCTCTTACAGTAGGTACTACATATACAGTTAAAGGAACCGTAAAAGAGCATAAAAAATATCAGCATACAAAGCAAACTGTATTAACGCGTTGCCGGTGCCAGGAGGTAGAAGATGAGTGAACTGTCTGCGGCATTAGATAAAATAGCTTAGATGGCCAGTCTTTGTAGCATTGATTTAGATAAATTAACTACTACAATAAAGGAGGCAGAGCAGATGTAGAATACATATTCCACGACTACAACCCCATATTATGCAGATGCATATGCAACAACTACAAGTCCATATTATGCTGTTAGTTCGAGTGGTTGGAATACAACATCAGATGTTATCATAAATGGTATTAATACTAATGAATATTGTAAGAAATCAGAATGTCCATATAATAATCAAAAAAAGGAGAAGAAAATGATGCTAAAGAACTTGGATTTTGGTCCTTGTACCGATAATAATGTCCGCATGAGCCCTTATGGTCTTGCGGTAAAGAACACTAATGGCTCCTGGGTATCATATAACAAGGATACAAACCAGGTTATTGATGTTGATGATTTCAACTTTGATGGACGAAAGTTTTTGTATAAGATGCCCGTGGCTCTCGATAAGGTTGCGGTTGGGGATGTTGTGATTCATAATCGTTATCCTATGTTCGTAACCAGTATTGAAGGCGGTATTCATGTTGTTGATGCGGCTGCTGGTGAGGCAAAAACCATTTTGCCGATTACTAATATTTTTGGTTTTAACTTTGTTGTAAAGGTAGTATCTTTGCTGGATATGGCTGGTGGAATTCAGCCTACGGCAGACCAGCCCTTTGGTAATATGTTGCCTTTGATGATGATGGATGACACTAATGATAATCTGGCTATGATGATGCTAATGTCTCAGAATATGAAGCTGGATATGTCTAATCCTATGATGATGTATTGTCTGATGAAGGACAACAATAATAATATGTTGCCGTTGTTTATGATGATGCAGAACCAGAATCAGAACCAGAAGTAAGGAGGATACTATGAAGCGTTTCCCGATTGAAGGATATCACTTTTTCCAGCACGGTAATCGTGTTATTGCCGTGACGACATATGCGGGCCGCACGGTTCGTGGCGTGGCTGTGTGTGCTGATGGCGATGAGTTTGATATTGAATATGGTAAGCGTCTTGCCGCAGCTCGTTGTAATTATAAGGTCGCATTGAAGCGGCGTGAGCGGGCCACTGATAAAGTTTTCCATGCGGTAGCGGATTTTGAGCGTGCTGATAAGGAACTGAATAAGTATAGGCAGTATTTCTATGATGCCAGTAATGCGGTCATTGATGCTGGTAATGAGTTGGACCAGGTTATGCGTGAAAAGGCGGAAATTTGATTGTTTTCAAATTTTTTGGTATAATATATAAAGAGGAGTGAGGAAAGCTCCTTGCTCCTCTTATAGCCCCGTAGTGTAATGGCGAACACGGGAGACTCTAAATCTCCAGCTTCTGAGGCGAAAGATCTGGGTTCGAATCCCAGCGGGGCCGCCAACTAGGCACAATCAGCAATTAAAACTATTGGCGATTATAGCGAAGTGCGAGACTTCTGTGTCTAGATATGCGCGAGTGGTGGAACGGCATACACAACAGACTTAAAATCTGTCGGCGAAAGCTTGCGGGTTCAAATCCCGCCTCGCGCACCAGCTACTGAAAAGTAGTGTTTCCCTCTTTCTATGACGCTTTTCCCCCTTTAAAGCGTCATAGTTTTTTGGTCAATCACAGTTAAAATTTATAACTGTTTTTTCTAATTATATGAAGATATATACATCGTATTTTTATTAGATACGTCATTTTTCTCAAAATATGATTCCTGTCAGTACAGCAAAATGGGACCCAGCTTGGTTTCACGATTTTACTGGTGATTATAATTATATTTTTAAAGATAAACGAGGTATCTATAATGGTATTAGGGCAGAAATATTTCTAATGCCAGATGATTATCAATGTGAATGTGGGCCAAGTTGTTTAAATCATAACCCACAAAATTGTAATTTTTTAAAGGATTATAAAGCACATTTAGATACATTAGATTTTCAATATGTAGTGGGTGAATTAGAGCGTATTGGAAATAAAGTACAAGAATTAGAAAGCTTTGAAGAAGAACCTATTATTGTATTGATTGTATATGAAACGCCAAAGAATCCATGTAGTGAGAGACAACCATTAACAAATTGGTTTAAAAATAATGGAGTAAATATTCAAGAATATGAGTTTAGCTGATATCTTTTTACAAAATTATCCTCCTAATGAACAAGGATGGACTGAAATTGGTTTTATACAAGATTTAATTTTATTAGACCCTAAATTTCAAACTAATAATGGATGCCAATGGGCAAGAAAAGGTAGTAGTTTAGATAAAAAATATAATATTAAACGATTCCAAGCAAAAGATTTAGGTGGAAAAGGTAACCGTGTAGTAGCTGTACAATTACAAGGATTTAAGGAAAACCCTGAAAACCATATAATTCCACAGAATATTAAAAAATTTTATAAAAATCAACCTTGTGTAGTTTGTGGTGTCATTAGTTCTGACATGGAATTAGATCATAAGGACGCACGATACCAAACTTCTAACTATACAATTAATGATTTTCAACCAATGACAAAAGCTAATAATGATGCTAAACGTGAACATTGTAAAAAATGTTTGGCTACTAATTGTCGTTTTGATGCAACGTTATTAGGTTTTTCAAAATCATATATAGAAGGAGACAAAAATTCGCCTTTTTGTAAAGGATGTTTTTGGTATGATCCAAAAGCATTTCGACAACAAGTGATGAAAGGAGTTTAATGTGTTTTAGTACACTAATGAAGACTGTTTTGAATTATTACCAAAAATTGCATCAAAATCAATTGATTTAATTTTAATTGATCCGCCATATGAGATTTCGCGTCCTACTAATTTTTAGAATGGCGAATTAACAGGACGAGATACAGATCGTTTTAGAATTTCAATGGATTTTGGCGATTGGGATAAAAATTTTTCTGGCTTAGATTTTGTAATTAAAGAAGGTTATCGTATTTTAAAAGATGGCGGTACTTGTATTTGTTTTTATGATTTATGGAAAATTGAAACTTTAAAAAATTTATATGATAAATATAAATATAAACAAATACGATTTATTGAATGGTTAAAAACCAATCCAGTACCTATTAATAGTAAAATTAATTATTTAACTAATGCTCGTGAAGTTGCTGTATCTGCAATTAAAATATCTAAACCTACTTTTCATAGTTCATATGATAATGGAGTATATTCATATTCTATTTGTCAAGATAAGGGCAGATTTCATCCTACACAAAAGCCATTAGTATTTATGGAAACTTTAATTAATAAACATTCTAATGAAGGAGATACTGTATTAGATTGTTTTGCTGGTAGTTGTACAACTGGTGTTGCCGCTATTAATACAAAGCGTAATTTTATTGGATGTGAAATTGATCCTGATTATTATCAGCAATCAATTAAACGATTATCTTCTATATTACCAGCCGATGCTATAATTAATTGATTTTTTTAAAAAATTTTGTTATAATAATATTGTAAGAAATGAAAAAGACGGCGTGACTGCAAAACATTTTTATTTAAATGAATCAAGCTATATTTAAGAATACATAGCGCCAAAAGAAGTTGCCTCTTTAAAGTGATTTTAATTTCTGACAACGATGCCTGCGGGAATTGAAGAAAAGGAATTAGCCGTCTTGATATTGCCGGGTAGCTCAGCTGGTGGTAGCTGGTGACTGTTAATCACTCGGTCGTGGGTTCGAGCCCCACCCCGGCAGCCATGTAAAGGCACACACAGCAAATGTGTTATTTTGAATATAGTCTGTAAAACTAGAGATGAGGGTTCGAATCCCCACTGGGCCTGAGGGCCCGGTTAGCTCAATGGGTAGAGCATTTTTCAAAATCGTGCCTTGAAAATTTTCAACATAGGAGTGCTGAATAGGGTATTGCACTTAATATTCCCCCAGTTGCTAGCTGAACAAATCCTATGGAGAAGCGCCCCGAGTGAGGACGTAAGCTTGCTCAAACTGGATACACGACCCAGTATAAAAAGGTGCCGCGTTGATTGACCGCAAGTTCGCAATAGTCAATTATTTGCTGAAAAACGGGATGGAAGGATTATTCTTATCGGAATAGCGCTATATCCGACAAACTAAGTGTAGAGCTTAGACCCGTCACACAGTGTAAAAAAGGGAAACGTCGTTCGCCCTGGAGACATACCAAAAGAGACCGTGAGTAACGAAAACACTCAAAATCGAGTCTGTGGTCCGATAACTTGTGTGTATAGCCACATAGAAATGGATGCGTTTCAACCACAAGAGCAGCAATGCGGTAATACCGTGCGCGCGGTAGCAAAGTTACCCTGGCTCACAGCAAAATCAAAACAAGGTGCCGAAGGAGCCAAGTGGAGGCCTTATAAGCCTGACAGCCTTAAATGTTTTGATTTTCCCAGTAAGATCTGACACGAGGTCTGGGTTATCAAAATCTCAAGTATGGTCCTATCGTATAGCGGTGATTACATCAGGTTGTCGATCTGAATACCAGGGTTCAACTCCCTGTGGGACCGCCATAAAGATACAAACAGCAAATACTTAATGCGATTAGGGGACTTAGTGTTATTGGTTCAAATCCAATTCTCCCCGACAGATGGGGAGATAGCTCAATTTGGTAGAGCATAAGTAAAGCAAAAATGTATCTTGTTTTTTTATATTTATTTAGGGGCACGTATGGCGAGGAGATATCTGCTGGGGGCGCGTGCCAAGAAGCAAGGGCGGGGCGGCTTCATGTGCAGGCTTGGTGTAATTGGCAGCATATCAGTCTCCAAAACTGCTGGTCTTCGTTCAAGTCGAAGAGCTTGTGCCATTAAGAAAAGGAAGTGTTATATATGGAACCAGAAGAGAAGAAATTTATAGAGTTAGTGCCTATTGGTAAATATTATGACTAGCTCTTAAAATGTCGTTAGTGTACTCATGAATTTGAGTGCCGTGGCCCTTGGGTTTATGAGCCTTGGTGTCCGAAAGATTGGGTATTTGAATAGAAATAAGCGCGAACCAGCTCAACCCGATCGGAATGACCTGGAAGCCGCGATTCTCTCTTGATTTTTTTAAAAATATTTGTTATAATATATATGTAAGAAATGAGAGAGAAAAAAATTAAAATGCGGGGTTAGCTCAGCTGGGAGAGCATCACGTTTACACCGTGGAGGTCACAGGTCCGAGCCCTGTACCCCGCACCAGGCCTGCAGTAGGCCAGGTAATTACTGCCGTTGAGACCACGAGTTGCGTGAATACTCTGTACCGCGCTGGTTTACGCGATGACTTCCGGAGAGATTGTTAGTTGGTCCCTCACTCCATCGTTCAACAGAAACGAGAATAAAGATAGCATTAGCTTTAAGTCACTAACCTTGGCGTTTTCCGTGAGTTTTACTCCGAGAGATGAGAGGGTAAAAAACTCGCAATTTGCAAATGGGCTTTTGGATGCGCCTCCCTGCGGGGGAACCACGAACTTGTTGAAGACTGTGGTTGGAAGACTGCGGCGCGAGTTCATATTAGGAAATCGGATTTCAGTTAAGATGAAGTGTGGTTCGAGTCCACTAACGGACAGGTTCGACTCCTGCTCGTGCAAGGTGCAATAAGGCTTAATACAGAAGAGCTGTGGCACCCCTCACTTCAATAAAGACGCGGTGCGCATGTCTTGGTCCCTTCTTCTAGTTGGTCAGGAAGCCGGCCTTTCACGCCGGCAACGTAGGGTTCGAATCCCACAGGGGCTACCAGCTGGGTGACCAGCTCTCAAAACGAGTCATCGTGGAAATCAAGTAGGTCCACCTTACTGGGCTTGTCGTAATAGCCGACGTGCGGGAGTAGCTCAATTGGTAGAGCATCGCGTTGCCAACGCGAAGGTTGCGGGTTCAAGCCCCGTCTCCCGCTCCAGGGTTCCTGAGTGTGCAAAGTCGAAAGATTGGGGTTAAGCACAGCCCCGCTCGGGGAGACCCACCTACGCGATTAGCTCAATTGGAGAGAGCACTAGGCTACGGACCTGGGTTTTGTGGGAGTTCAAATCTTCTATCGCGTGCCATTTATAAACTGCGGTTTTCCAGCTCATTCCGCTCGGTATTACTAGAAAAATCGATTGGAATGAGCTGGTTCGCGCATTTTCCTTTCTTGGGTCGGTAGCTGAGGAGGTTATTAGCAGCTGACTGAAAATCAGCGGACGGTGGTTCGACTCCACCCCTTCCCACCAAGAGTAGCATAAAGAATGCGCTGATTATAATAATAAACTGAGCACTTATTCTACGCATTAAAGCTTAAGATTTAATGGGCGGGACTCCAGTTAAAATGTAATTAAGATGGTTAAATTCCATCCTACTCTACCAGGGTTCCGAGCGTGTGAAGTCGAAAGATTGGGGTTAAGCACAGCCCCGCTCGGAGAGACCCACCTACGCGATTAGTCTAATGGACAGAACATCTGACTACGGATCAGATAATGCGGGTTCGACTCCTGCATCGCGTGCCAAGGTTTGGATTCTCGTCGGCCGGGAGCGGGCCTGCAAAGCCCGCGTTAGTGGGTTCGACTCCCACCCAAATCTCCATATGCGCGCTTAACTCAGCTGGGAGAGTACTTGGTTTACACCCAAGATGTCGGCGGTTCGAGCCCGTCAGCGCGCACCACTCCGGGGCTTAGTATAATTGGTAGTATGGGCGGCTCCAACCCGCTTGGTCTTCGTTCAAGTCGAAGAGCTCTGGCCATTTAGGAAGGAGAATAGAAAATGATATATTTAACCTCAGATTTACACTTTAATCATAACCGCGGGTTTATTTACGAGCCTCGCGGGTTTAATAGCGTAGAGGAAATGAACAAAGCTATTATTTCACGATGGAATAATATTGTTAAGCCGGAAGATGATGTGTATCTTCTTGGCGATGTGATGCTAGGAGATTATGCGGCCGGCGCTGAATGCGTAAAACAGCTAAATGGATGTATACATATTGTAATCGGGAATCATGATTCGGATAATCGAGTAGAACTCTATAAAACGCTTCCTAATATTGTAGAAGTCGCGCAAGCAATAAAAATTAAATACAACGGCTATCATTTCTTTATGACTCATTATCCTTGCTTTTGTGGAAATCTACATCATGATAGTTTAAAAAAGACTACTTGTAACTTATTTGGTCACACGCATAGTAAAGAAAAGTTCTACCAAGATATACCTTTTATGTATAATTGCGCTGTTGACGCGCACAACTGTACCCCAATAAGTCTTGATAGAATTATTGAAGAAATGGAAGAAAAAGTAATAGAATGCAAGGAGTTTTTATAATATTATGGAAGAGAAAAATTATATAATTGAAGTAGATTTAACTGAATATAATATAAGAATTGAACTTTGTGAAAATTGTGCAAATTATTATGAATGTAGAGGGCCTACAATATTTGATACAAAATGTCCAAAAGATTTTGCATTCATTCCTATATACGAAATAATTAAATAAACTACTTAAATATAGTACATAATGTACTATATTTTTATGTGATTAAGGAGTCAAAATGAAAAGATTTATAGCTTTTATTTTAATTTTTATTTTAGTATTTTCTTTAGTTCCTATTAGTATAGCAGAAGAAGAAAATATTAATTAGGAAGAAACAATAGGAGAAGTAGAGGAACCTACGAGTGAAGAGCCTAATGAAAACTCAGGAGAAAACCCTACTACTTATACCTTTAATGTTACTTATAATTTTTATGGTGATTGGAATAGCGAAGAAATAGTTTATTCTGAATCTTATACTAAAGAGTTGACTGCTGACGATTCTTTTTCTGTTGAAAATTTGGCTAAAACAATTGGTTATGATGGAACTGGTTATGAATGTAGAGAATGGTTTTGCGGTTCTATTGAAGTTGTCGGAGGAGACAGTCAAATTGGAACTGTAGAATATGAGATAAATTATACTGATTTTAGTTTAAATGGAGAGATGGTTCCAGGGCCAGTGGATATAATATATAATTATAGTCCTTATAATGATTATTTATATATGAATCATTATTTACAGAATGATAATGGAGAATATGAGCTCGCGCAGACTAAACGATATGCAGGTTATATGTATGATTTTTCCGCGGTGACTTATTCATCTATTTTTTTAGAATTTGAAGGATATGAAGCTGATACAGATAGAATTGAAAGTGGTAATATTAGGTTACGTAAAGTTGGAGAAGACCCACTTACTTTAAATTGCTATTATAATAAAATCGTGCAAGCTACTCCAAGCCCTACGCCTACTCCAGAGGCTACATCTACTCCTACACCCACACCAGTACCTACTGCCAAACCAACAAAAGTTCCTACGCCAAAGCCCACCGCGTGTCCTACAATTGAACCCACAGAAATTCCTACAACAGAGCCTACTATAGAACCAACTATTAAACCTACAGCCTTACCTATTGCAAAAACTACAATAGAGCCTACTGAAGAGCCAATAATTATTGAAGATATAGAAGATATTGAGGAAGTTGGAGTGCCTTTAGGCTTGATCGGTGGAGAATCTTGGGCGTTGGTTAATTTAATATGTATGATATTAACAGCTATTGGATTAATTAAAATTAGAAAAGAGAAAAAATATAATATTTTTATGATTATTATACCTATTATTTCTATTTTAATATTTGTATTTACCGAGCATACTTGCTATCCAATGACTTATGTTGATAAATATACTGGCGTTATGGTGTTACTATTTGTATTAGAAGCATTAATGCATTTTATTGCTAAAAAAGAAAAAAATAATTTAGAGGGCGCGCCTTCTAAAGTAACTGAAATATAAGATTTAAAATTTGAAAAATTTTTAAAATTCTGATATAATATATATAGAAAGTTAAGGGAGAGGAAACTCTAAGAAATAATCTTAAAAGTCCTCCAAACCTAGGTTCCAGTAGAACCGGAGAGAAATGGATTAAGTTCCAGGGTCTGATCGAAGGGTATCCTGTAGTCAAAGAGAGCCGGAAGCCGCTGGTTTCCGCCTAGAAGAAATTAACTTTAGCCGCCGTGGAACGCGGCATATAAATAAAACTCCGGTGCATCGTCCATCTAAAGAGCGATTGACTTTGGGAGATTGTCCGTTGGTTCCTCACCCGAGTTCAACATGGAACTCAAAAAGATAGACTATTCCACTGTTAGAAGTGGTGATGTCTTTAAGCCTCCAACCGTAGTCGTTTTATGCAAGGTTTAGACCGATAGAGCGGAGTGGCAAAAACCTGTAACTTCGAAGTGGGTTTATAAGTACCTCGCTGCGGCGGAAACTTATACGGAGTTTATAGTTGCGAACGCTTATCCGTTATCAAAAAGCGTATAGACTTGGGACTGTAGCTCAGCCTGGTAGAGCAGTCGCCTGTTAAGCGACCTGTCGCAGGATCGAAGCCTGCCGGTCCCGCCATTAAAGGCGTAAACATTCTATTTAGTAGTTTATTTTGAGCGCGCCTTCGGATAAAATGCAAGACTAAACTACTTTAATATCGCTCCCCATTAATTCGCGCCGGGGACTTGAACAACCGTAAGAGCATTCCTGGATTTATCCTATTGGGCTGGTATCGACTATGAGGCGCAAAAGACCACACCAGACTTACGATGCAGAAAGGTCTATAAAAACAGGGCTGTAAGAGCGTTAACACGAGGTTTTATGGTTTGAACTAGGGTATTTTACCCCATGCGAAAAACGCTATAGAAAGAAGCGAAGGGAAACCATAGTTTTTATTAAAATAATTGGTAGCATAAGAGTAATTAACTTATGAGTAATATCGCTCCATTGATAAGCAATTATTTTAATATAAAATATATATATGGAGATATATTTTATGGGACGTAATTTTATTGATTTAACTGGTTAGCAATTTGGAGAGTGGACTGTATTAGAAAAATCTAATAAAGAAGTAACTTCAAAAGCCGTTTATTGGAAATGTAAATGTAGTTGCGGGAATATAAGGGATATTTCTGGTACTGATTTGAGACTTGGTAGAACTAAGAAATGTAAGTAGCATTTAATTTCTTCTAAAAAAGAAGAATCTTTTAAAAGATAGGATTTTAATAGTAGTTTTATCAATTAGACTTTTGGGTATTTATTAATTTTAGAGAAAGACGTAGTAAAAAAAGACGGCACTTATATTAAATGTAAATGTAAATGCGGTAATATTATTTCTGTTCGATGGAACAATTTAATAAGTGGAAGAACTAAAAGTTGTGGCTGTATAAAATCCTTTGGAGAAGAAAAGATTTCTGAAATTTTAAATTCAAATAATATTATTTTTAAAAGAGAAGTTACTTTTAGTGATTTACATGGAGAAAATAATGGGTTATTAAGATTTGATTTTGGAATTTATTTTTAGGATAAATTAGTAAAATTAATTGAATTTTAGGGTGAATTTCATTATCAGAATCCACCTTTAGGTTGGACGGATGTTCGAAAATCAGATATTCTCAAGAAAGAATATTGTGAACGTCATCAAATACCATTATTATTAATTCCTTATTGGGAAATAGATAATATTGATATAAACACTTTATTAGCGAAGTAAAGTGCTTTGAAATTTTTTCATAGGAGTGCCGAAATCTGGTATCGCACTTAATATTCACCAAGTACTAGTTGAACAAATCCTATGAAAAAACGCCCCGAGTGAGGACGTAAGCTTGCTCAAACTGGACACATGACCAGTATAAAAAGGTGTTGCGTTAATAGACCGCAAGTTCGTAATAGTCTATTAAAAAAATTTATTGGTGCCGATAGCAATACAGAAGTGCCGGAGAGGGTATGAGGGTAGGCAGTTAGTCGAGCCGAGAGTACAGGACCACGCAAAGCATGGGTTAAATGGAGCGACACAGCCAATAAAATACGCCGATAACGGGATGGAAGGATTATTCTTGTCGGAATAGCGCTATAACCGATAAATTAGGTGTAGAGCCTAAACCCGTTATCATTGAGTTAAGATGGGAGGAAATGAGTGTGATGTCCTCACCAGCGGGAGTAGCTACCCCATAACTGGAAAAGCAAAGAAAATAATACTTGTACTTAACTCAAAACTAATGCTGAAAAACGGAATGGCGGGGAAGGCCCCGATCGAGCAAGAGGTCATGACTTGACTCGTATAAGTAGCACCGGAATAACAATCGGATGTGTATTCTACGACTACTATCCGTCACACAGTGTAGGCATAATGAGCAGCAATGCGGTAATACCGTGCGTACGATAGCAAAGTTACCCTGGCTCCCCAGTATAATCTGACACGAGGTCTGGGTTATAAAAACCTCAAGTATAGTTCTATAGTTTAATTGGCTAGAATAACGCCCTGTCACGGCGTAGGCGCGGGATCGTAACCCGCTAGAACTGCCATTAAGATACGTACAGCAAATATATTTCTTTGATCTGCAAAATCCGATGTCGTTGGTTCAAGTCCAACTCTCCCCGTCATGGGGAGATAGCTCAGTTGGTAGAGCGCGAATAGAAAAAAACGTATCTAGTATATCGGGATGTAGGGTAAGAGGCAACCCGCCTGTTTTGGGGACAGGAGATTTTGCTACTTCGAGTGTAGTCGTCCCGACCATTTAAGCCCAAACTATAATTATGACTAATTTATTATAGTCTATTTTAATATTTTTTACTTATAATTAGAAGTAAATAAAGGAGAAAAATTATGGGTAAAAAATTAACCGCAGAAGAAATCCAATCCCGTTTGAATGAATATTTTCTATAGGACGTAAAATTAGTTTCTGATTATAAAAATAATAAAACCAATATAAGATTGCATTGTAATGAATGTGGATATGAATGGGAAACAAGACCGACATAGGTAATTTATTCTGATTATAAGCATTCTTGTCCTAATTGTAAAATATAGAATACTGGCAAAACGGTTACTTGCGCTTTTTGTGGGAAAGAAATAAGACGAACTAATAGTGAATTAGAAAAAAATTAGAGCGGTTTTTATTATTGTAGTCGTGAATGTGGCAATAGACACAAAAATATGCTTCGTAAATAGAGCGGTGAATGGAATTAGTCTTTAAATTATAGAACGCGCGCTTTTGAAAATTTAGAACATAAATGCGCGGTTTGTGGTTGGAATGAAGATGAAAGAATTTTAGAAGTTCACCACAAAGATGAAGATAGGACCAATAATGATTTATCTAATTTAGTAATTCTATGTCCAACTTGCCATAGAAAAATTACTTTGGGTTATTATCTATTAACTAAAGATTATTAGTTAATTAATAAAGATAATGGTTAAGCCGAAGGTTCAAATCCTTCTACGCTGACCATACGGGCGGGAGTAGCTCAATTGGCAGGGCGCCTGCCTTCCAAGCAGGTATTCTTCTTGCGGGTTCGAGTCCCGTCTCTCGCTCCATAAAGACTTTTAATTTTTGACTTTTTCTTAAATTTTTGGTATAATATATATAGAAAGTTAAGAGAAAGGAAATACTGAAATGAGTGATTATGAACATAAGCTTCAGTGGTATAGAGATTATATCGCGCGTAATAGTGGTTCTACTGCCCGTAGAGTGCGCGAATATTGTGATTATCTAAAGCGATGGTTTAGTAATGATAGATGTGATGGCGCGCCGGATGTAAAGACTCGTATTCTTTGGAAGCGTTTGCCAATGACTTATAATCAGTATTTTATTGAATAAAGTATGAAACCTTTTATGAGTAATCCTTGTCTAATGCCAAACTGTAAAAGTACTGCTTGTAGTATATGTAGTTATTATAAGCCGAAATTGTTTGGAATTAGTGTTCCTCGTTGGATAGGTAATATTGGATTTCGAGTTGAGAATTGGCTTTTAAGAAAGGATAAATAAATGTATAAGCATTTATATGATTGTTTCTCGCATTGGTATCATGGTGGTACAATTTATTTTTATTCTGACCCTCATTTTGCCGATGATGAAATGAAATATCTTCGGAAAAATTACATAGGTGATGAAGAACAAATTAAACGCATTCGCGCGCGCGTTGGTAAGAATGATACACTCATTATTCTTGGAGATGTGGGCGATAAAGAATGGCTTAAAAAATTGCGTGGATATAAAGTTCTTATTCTTGGAAACCATGATGCGGGCGCTTCTACTTATAAAGATTATGTAGATGAAGTGTATGAAGGCATGTTGATGATTAGTGATAAGATTATTCTTTCACACGAACCCATTGATTTTCCTTACGCACTAAATATTCATGGACACGACCATTCTGGATGGGAGAGAATGGAGACTCCTCATTTAAATGTTTGCGCGGAACATATTAATTATACTCCCGTTCCGATTAAAAAAATTATTGAAAGTGGTATTCTTAAGAAAATTCCGTCCATTCATAGAGAAACTATTGATGAAGCTACCGAACGGAAAAAGAAGCGAATAAAAAATATCTAATGCCGGCGTACCCAATGTTGGCAAAGGGGTCTGTTTGCTAAACAGATAGGCATTATAAGATGTGAGCGTGGTCGGCACACGCCGCCGGCGCCAACTATTTGGTCCCATCGACTAATCGGCTAGGTCAGCAGGCTTTCAATCTGCAAATGCGGGATCGTACCCCGCTGGGGCTACCAGCGTATATACGCTAATTCGCAACCATACATGTATGGCCAATTCAACAAATATTGCGGTGAGGTTCCGCGTCCCTCAGTAATTATGCGCGGTCCATGCCGGCGTGGCTCAATGGCAGAGCAACTGATTTCCAGGGTTGGTAGAATGGTAGTGCGCTGTCGAAGAGATCGAGATTCTGGTTCAAGTCCAGAACCCTGGTCCAGTAATCAGTAGGTTGTTGGTTCAACTCCGACCGCCGGCTCCATAGCGTTCCAAATAAGACGGTCTTATCGCATAGCGAGAAAGTAGTTCAAGTCTACCTCTGGACTGGTTCGACTCCAGCTCGGGCAGGGAGCAGACTATGCGACGCTTTTAAGTCTGCGGGACTATAAACCGTTGCCAGGACTATAATTATTTTATAGGTTGGTATTCCCTTAGTTGAAGATAATAAGCTAAGGCGGTCGCGTCGAAACAGCGTATAGTATGGGTGAGCTTACATAATTGATTATTTGGGGAAGACTTAAAAAAAAGGATTGTCTGGCAAAACTACTTAGCCCATAATAGGTAGACCCGCTTAAAGAGAAAAGACGATTCCGTTTTATACGCAGGGATTTTTACCGTATTAAACTGAGGAGTGGATAGACGGTAAAAACGTGTTAAGGAGAGGCTGATAGACCAACTTATGAAAGTGTTGAGGTTTCAGAGGTAGGGGCAATTGGTAAAATTTCTTCTGCGTAAAAAATGTAAGTAAAGCGATAGGACGCTTTATAATATAATTTATGGAGGATAGGAACTCTATATGAAGAAACTTTATTGTAACGAGTATACTGGTGAACCTTTTACTACTGAAGAAGCTTGTGCCGAGTCTGAAAAGAAGTATCTTGCCGAGCAGGAAGCTAAGAAACGCGCGGAGGAAGAGAGACTTGCGGCACAGAAGAAAAAGGAATCTGAAAGAGCAATTCGTGCGAAAGAAGTTGAGGAAGCTATGAATAATGCACGAGAAGCGCAGAAGAAATATCGAGAGGTATTGCGCGCGTTCTGTAAGGATTATGGGAATTTTCATTATACCGTAGACCCAAAGGATTTCTTTGATTTTGTTGAAGATTTGATGTTCTAAGTATACTAGGGGTAAATATATTCACTATTCTAAAATTTAGATTTTAAAATTTGAAAAGTTTTAAAATTTATGGTATAATATATATAGAAAGTGAGAGATGAAAATTCTTTCGTATCATTACCCCTTTCTAATGGCTTAACGGGATGCCAAATAAATCCCGAAACCAAAACTCTCGGTCATAAATTTTGCAAAGTTTTAAAATTTATGATATAATATATATAGAGAGTGAGAGAAAGAGTAAATATTATTTCCTTTCTTTTCTTCAAAATTTACTCTTTCTCTCGAAGTTTAAAGCTTTAATACAGGCGCTAACTGTGTGAAACAATGGGTAGGTATTGCGTAGGCGTAGCCAACAGTGCAAGATTCCCTGAATAAATCCTTTAGCGCGCGGTTCCAACTCCGAAACGGTGAGAGTCATGAATCTTGCCATAAGTTAGAGGAAAGCATAATCGCCCAAATGGACAGGGTTGGAGAAGTCAATAGGAAGATTATGTTAAAAGCGGATGGGAACGTCGATTCGCTATATCAAAAGCGCGCTATACGCGCAATAGACGTCGGGTCGCATGAACCTGAGAGGGCCTATTACTCGATGGGGGAAGAAATGCACGAGTAGAGATATTAATATCTAATAAGGGTTTTGCTTACTGTTATCTTGCGTGTATCCCCTTGCGCCGTCTGCACAGAGCCGCGCGAAGACATAGAGAGGAAGATAGCTATTTTGGAAAGTATAGAAGAATTTTCCTGACCCCATGGGTGTGGTCGTCAATCCAAAAAAAATAGTGGGGGAAATTTAAGATTTGCATAATAAGACGATAGGTTTAAGAGTTAACCTTACTTCTGTCGCTAAAAACTCTTCGTTATATTTATGGCGTCCATAAATTGACTTTCGAGATTTCAATAAGAAAAATCTCTCTACTTAGCATTTCTTAGGGATGAGGAAACTGCCGCGGTATTGCGAGAGTAACTGACGATTAGTATTTTCTAAAAAGGAAGAAATACCGGAAGGTTTGACGTGAAGAAACCCTTAAAGGTTGGATGGAACCTTGCGAGGTTTATAGGGCCTTCGGAAAAAACTATACGGGCGCGGACGTGATACGGTGACTTAAGATAGTAACCGGTAAATGCTATCTAGTTCAAAATGAACTAAGGTTTTTTAGAAGTTTTGACTATTAAAATGATAAAAACTTCTACCTTTTAGGAGCTTTGGGTTTACATAAGCTCTTTTATATTGGGACATAGCTCAACAGGTTAGAGCCACGGCCTTATAAGCCGTAAGCCCTCACAAGGATTATTCCGAGTTCGACTCTCGGTGTCCCTACCATTTATTGCAGGGTAGAGCAACGGCTGTTCACTTGGCTCATAACCAAGGGGTTGCGGGTTCGAATCCCGTCCCTGCGACCATTAGACCCGTACAGCAAATACAATTTTCTTTTATTGAGCAAAGTAAATTAATAGTTGGGTCTAAGATTATTTCAGTATGGCAGCGTGCCAGAGTTTGGCTTATTGGAGCAGTCTTGAAAACTGTCGAGGATAAAACCTCCGAAGGTTCAAATCCTTCCGCTGTCGCCACTATGTCTCCGTGATGCAACGGTAGCATAGTAGACTTTTAATCTATCTATCCCAGTTCAAGTCTGGGCGGAGACACCAAAAAGAGAGGAAAGAAGTATGACTGATGAAATGAAGATTATTGCACTTGATGCTCGGTATAATAGATTATACCGTAACGGACGTAATATTAAATCGCCTGGTGTTCTGCGAAAAATTTCGCGTAAGAAACGCAAATTAGAATCCCAGCAAGACGCCGACTAATTATATAGCGGCGTAGCCAAGCGGCAAGGCATTGGAATTTGACTCCAACATCCGTAGGTTCGAATCCTACCGCCGCTGCCATAGAAAGATAATGTATATGAAAGATTACGAAGATTTAATTTATAATATTTATGATTTTATAAAACGTCGCTTTTCAAAAGATTGCGATTGGATGAATGGAAATTGTTTATGGTTTGCACAAATATTAGTTTGGAGATTTCCAGAAGAACTTAATATTTATTATGAACCAGTAGTTGGTCATTTTTATGCTGGAACTCAAGATGGGCGTTTTTTCTTTGATTGGGAAGGATTTTATAATGAAGAAGATTTAGAGAATGAACCGATTCTTTTAAGTGATATTGCTTATCTTGATGAAACTTGGTACTCGCGCCTTATGCGAGATTGTATGAAATAATTAAATTTATATAAGACGTATACAGCAAATATATTTTGTAGACAAACGGTAAAGTCAATTCTTCTGTAAAAAGAATCTATGTGGGTTCAAATCCCACCGAAATAAAATGCGTCTTGAAAATTTTAAAGGTCCATACAGCAAATATAAAGATAAACATATATTTTATTTTATTTATTTATATACTTGCTTTCGTTATTGCGAAATTTAATTGATTGGACCTTGTAATAGTAATATCTTTACTTTGTTTCCTTTCTGAAGATATTACTATAAAAAAGACTCGAATTTTCGGGTCTTTTTTATTACGAATTTTTTATACTATAAAAATCTCCACCCTACTTATATATAGATAATTAAATCCCAAGCACAGGTTCTACCCTTTTGCTTGTTATTATATACCATAGGGTGGCCGAATAGGCTGCCCTAATTTTTTTAGGTATAGAGGAGAGATTATAATGGCTTTATCTTATTCAGATGTTTATACCGTTGCCGAATATGGGCCAAGAGTTCAAGAAATAGGCAAAGAAATTTAGAATTAGAGAAATATGGCAGAAGAAGTAATTTTTTTTGCCAAACAAAAAATATAGGAACAAATAGAAATATTACGATAGAAAGAAAATACTATTTTTTCATTATTAGGTGTAAAAAATATTAATGAACTAAATAAAAGAATAGAAGAATTTTAGGCAGCAACTTTTAGTTTTAATGGAGAAGCTTTATATTCTAAATTTATAGGTATTTTGGAAAGTAAAAATGACAAAGAATATTTAGCTTTTGAAAATGCTGTTAATGAAGTTATAAATAAAAATATTTTTCAAGACGTGAATAATTATATAGAAACAAAAGGCGTAGAAAAAGCACGAGATGCTGTTCTTAGTTTTTTAAATTTTGATTAGGGCAGCCATAAATTTACTTCTCATAAAGGTATGACTTCTTTTTAGTTTTTTCCAAATAGTTTTACAAAAGAGCAACAAACAAAATGGAAGAGCATTTTAAAATAGAAAGCTAAAGAGGAAGGTTATCCTGCTGCAAAAAATTGGGATTTAATTGTTAATTCAAGCGATGATTCTATGCAAATAAATTTTACTTGGTTTAAAGCAACTGGCGAAAAAACAAAAAATGACGCGAAACTATTAAGTGATTCTGAAATTAACAAAATTAATAATTAGATTAAAACAGAAATAAGATCTTGTGTACATGGTGATGATAGCGCATTAATAGAAGATATTATAGATGAAATTTTAAAAACCAAAGAAGGCAAATATAGTTTTTTTGTTGGTAAAAATACTAATGCAATTACTGGGATATTAGGTGAAATTTAGGGGATGTATTATATTCGTAAATTATTAGGTAATAATTCATTAGCAAGTGTTGTTTGGCGTGGAGGTACACTTGAAGGTTTAAATAATACAAATCCGCATCAAGATTTATAGATTAAAACAATCCTTAATGGAGTTTTAGAAACTTTTGGTATACAAATAAAAAATACTACTTCAACTTTAGAGGTTAAAAGAGATTTAGGAATAAAAGTTGGCTCATTAAATAAAACAATTAGCTTTACAGAAGGTTCGATAGGAAATATTATTTCGAAAATGTCTCAAATAACGCCTATTGATGATGGAATATAGGGATTGCTTGAAACTTATTATGGCACTTTAAAATTTAATATTCCATATCATAGAGACAAAAGAAAAAAGAAAGGTACACAATTTCTACCTGGTTTAAGAATGTCTGATAAAAACGCAGCAGAATATCAAAGTTTACATGAACAATTAATAGGCTATTAGTCATAGATAGACTCTTTATTATCAATTTTTGCCGCAGCCTTTATGTATATGGATGCTTTTGATTATAATAGCGGCGGAGATTTTAATTCTTTATATTTAATAGGTGGCGCGGCATTTATTGCTGCTTCAGATGTATTATAGACAGTATTATCAGATTTAGATTCTGAAAGTCAAAATTCTCATTTTTCTATGAGCATGTCGGCTGGAAATAATAGTGATATTATTACGGCATTAAATTCTAATAAAAAAGGAAGCCCTTATACAGAGTTAGTAATTAATGATATAAAATTAACTTCTGCTTTTAAATTTTGACTTTTCCCTAAAAATATGCTATAATATATATAGAAAGATTAAAAAGGAGATAAAAAATCTAAAATGTCTAATTCTACTGGTTTCTTTTACTACTATGATAATCCTACCCAAGTAAAATATTTTTACGATGGCGGTTATCATGGCGCAATTGCGTTTCGAGACGTTCTTATTGATGGGCGCACTGGTGAGGTTTATGAGCTTAATGAGTTGCTGAAACGTATTTGTGATACTTATCAGGTTAATACTGACTTTGCGCTTATTGAGTATGATTGGTACGATTTGGACGAGGTAATTATTTATGGAAAAGCATCAGACTAAACAGTACAAGTGTGAGAAATGCGGTGAATCGTTAGATAAACGAGAGGAAGAAATTATTGAATATAGCAAGCGCATGGTATTGCATTTTATTGAATGTAAGAAATGCGGGCATATGACATTAGTTAGGAAAGAAAAGATTTAATATAAGCGGCCTTAGTGCCGCTATACTGCGGTGTCGTTCAACGGAAGGACTCGACTCTCTAAAAGTCGTTAAGTGTGTTCGAATCACACCACCGCAGCCAAAGGGGTAACTGAGGTAATATAGGATAGAGTAATTAACTATCTAAGTGGCTGATTCCTTACCACGTTTTACCTCAGTCCTTAATTTTAATAGGAATCTGAGGAATTTATGGAGAGAGAAGGATATATATATGTAATAACAAATAAATTAGATGGAACTCAATACGTAGGTCAAACTACTCGTAATTTAGAAGTAAGATTTAATGAACATTGCACAGAAAAAAGAGGACATTCACCATTACATAAAGCTATACAGAAATATGGATGGGTTAATTTTAAAATAGAAGAATTAGAAAGATGCCCTATATCACAATTAAATGCAAGAGAAGAATATTGGGTCAATAAATTAGATACTTATAATAATGGGTATAATTTAACTCCAGGTGGTAATAATATAGCATTTGGCCGTCAATATAATAATATATTAATAGTAGAAGCAAATTTAATTGTTGAGTCTAAAGAATATCTATCTAAACGTATTAGTGAAGTTACTTCATGGGGAATGCGAACCATTTCGGCTTATTTAAAAAATGCTATTGAAAAAGAGGAGCCTTTTTTAGATTATCATTATAAACAATGCCAAGTTGATTCTTCTTTATTTGCAGATGAAAGTGATTTAGATAATTGGATTAAAACTTTAAATGCAAAATATGTTGGTAAGCATGTTTATTGTCCAGAATTAAATATGGAATTTGATACTTTAACTTCCGCTGCAAAATATTGTATTGATAATGGATATTACACTGGACAGGCTAAATTCGCAATACAATCATTACTTACTTCTATTAGTAATTATGTAAAAGGAAAAGCCACCGAAATACCTTGTTTAAAAGAAAATTTAACCTTTGATTTATTACCAGGTACTACTAAAAATCCTGGAGCAGTAGAAGAAGAGAGATTTAAAAATAAAAAAGTATACTGTAAACAATTAGATAAAACCTTTGAATCTCAAATAGAAGCGGCAAATTATTTTACAGACCGAGGTCTTTTTGGCTCTGTAAAATTAAAAACAGCAAAATTAAGAATTTCAGACGTAGTTAGGGGTTATTTCCCTGAATATAAAGGTTATACTTTTGAATATATTGAATAATAGTATTAAATAAATGAGCTTAGGTAATAACCTAGGCTCTTTTTATTTTGACTTTTTTAAAAATTTATGATATAATATAGATAGAAAGAATAAAAGAGGAAATATACTATGCCAGTGAACGATGATTTAGGTACTAGAATGAAAGAATTTTATGAGAACCGTTCTAAAACTTATTTAGTGCGGCGTATGCCAGTAGCTATCCGCATTGATGGCCGTGCATTTCATACTTTTACCAAGCACATGCAACGACCGTTTGACCATATCCTTATGAAAACTATGCAGGATACTATGTTATACCTGTGTAAAAATATTCAAGGTTGTGTATTTGGTTATCAACAATCTGATGAAATTACTTTAATCCTTGTAGATTATGCTAAATTAGATTCTGATGCTTGGTTTGATTATAGCGTTCAGAAGGTATGTAGTTTATCTGCATCTATGGCAACTCTTGCTTTTAATAAAGCATTAGAAGCTAATCTGACTGCTTATATTGATGATAAGCTAGCTCGGTTGCATAATAATAATACTGAAGAATGGATTACACCAGAAGAAGATAAATATTCGACAGTTATTAATAATGCTGTATTGGCTGGCGCGATGTTTGATGCAAGATGCTTCAATGTCCCAGTAGAAGAAGTTACTAATTTAATCTATTGGCGACAGTTAGACGCGACACGTAATTCTATTCAGATGGTGGCGCAAGCTAATTTTCCCCATAAAGAACTTCAAGGTCTTAATACTTCAAAGCTCCAAGATAAATTAATGCTTGAAAAAGGTATTAATTGGAGCGAAAATTACACTACTACTCAAAAGCGAGGGTGTTGTTGTATTAAAAATAATGAAGATAAATGGATTATTGATGATAATATCCCTATTTTTAAAGGAGAAGGCCGAGATTATATTGAAAAATTAATTGAGGTGCCTAAATAAAATA